ATAACTATATCTTGAATATCAATTTGGACACAAGGTGGATAATAATCTTGCGATAAAGCACAATCAACTAAATCGTCAAATTTATATAAACAACTAATATGATTAATTAAAAGTAATGAAATATTTTGTGTAGCTAATTCCCCCCTTATTTTTAAATCAGTTTTAATGGATTTGATATCTTGAAAAATATAATTTTGATTTTTTTTTGCAACTTTATTATAGTAATTTATCACCATTAGTTTCCAATTTTCAAATTGAAAAAAAATTTGATTACAAATTATTTGTAAATATTCAATTGTTATAATAATCGACATTTTATTATTCTTCTCATTATTCTGCGATATATTTGTATTTTTTGAGGAATCTAGTAAAATAGACCTGTGTAGTTTTTTATGTAGTTTAGTTTGTAATTTTGTATGTAGTTTTGTATATATATTTTTGATTTTATTAATGAAAAAATAGCAATATAGTAAACTTTTTATCGGAATATCAGTAATAAACTGCCCTATATTTATTTGAAATTTATTTTGTTGTAAAAAAAAATTATTGTTTTTATAAAAATTATTCCAGTAATTAATAAACTTATAATAAAAAGACGTCTCATTTAGTTCTATTTTTTTTCTCTTACCAAAAAAATCTAGCTTAACACCTTCGTTATTGGGATTATTAGGATTACTGGGATTATTAGAATTATTATTAGATTTAACAATATAAATGGCAGGATATGCAGGATATTCAGGATTATCAGAACTGGTAATTTTAATTTTTCCTATTAAATTTTTTTTTTTGTTAATATTTGTTTCATATAATAATAATTTATAACCACCTATTTTTACTATATTTTTAATAAGTTGATAATCTAGTAAATTATTAGATACTACATCTCGATGATTCAAATTTATACTGAATTTATCAATTTTTTGAGATAATAAAACTCCCTTTCCAGAAATAAATAATTCAGTTATTATCATAATTTCTTTACAAATAATATTGATTTGTGTTATATTATCACTATTTATTTGTGATGTATTATCACTATCTATTTGTGATGTATTATCACTATTTAAATTGTTATCATCAATGTTTTCATTTAAAAATGCAGTAATAGATTCGATTAATATTTCAAGTTGTTTATTATAGTCCGAAATATAGCTATTTATTTTTAAAGGAGATACGTGGTAATCATCATCTTTTTTTATTATTTTAGTTCTAAATATATCACACAAACCAAAATTCTGGTGTAATATTCTAATATTATTAAATCCAAATTGTATATTTGATAGGTTATGGCAGTAAAATGAATCTAGTAATCCGTTAATATTTGGATAACAATTCTCTATTTTAGCTAGATTACAGTACATTATAAAATTATAAATATTATCAATGCAATTATCATTTTCATCAATGGAATTGTCACTATTATCATCAATATTCCCACTACTTTGTATATCCGAAGTTGTAAATATTTTGTAAATAGTAGATATAAATTCGGAACTTGTGATTTTGTTAATATCAGCCCATAAATAATCTACCAATATACCCAAATTTATATTCATGTCTAAATTTGTTTTTGGGTCGTTTTGGTTACCATCGTCAGTATTTTGACTTTTTTTTACATTTTCACTATTTATTGGATGTGTATTACTAATGTTTAAACCTAAACCAGAAAAAGAATCTTTTAAATTATCTAGTAAAATAACAACACTCCTAAAAGTCAAAATTTCTTCCTCTCTTTCATATCTTTCATCTCTTTCTTGTGTTTGTAATTTACTATTATTTTCATATTCTTCATAATAATGCCCAATATCTCCATTATTAATATCTAATATTCGGATTACTTCAATATTTTCTATATAAATATGTCTAAATGGAGAATTTGATGGTAATAATTTGGAATAATTATATCCTGAAATGAATAAATTATCATAAAACGGTTTTGGTTTTAAGTTTTCCACAAGATCTAAATTATTTTGATATTTGTTAAATAATAGTATTTCATCAAAATTTAAATGATATTTTTTTGTAATTAAATTATCAAAATTGTTGGTAAACTCACCAAAAATATATTGGTAATTATAATTATTAATATCGTATTCATCTATGCCAGGTTTTTTGTATTCTAATAATTTTTTAGTTAAATTTATTAATATGTTATTATCTTCATTATAGTCATTGTATTCATCTATAATTTTTAAATTTACATTAATATTTGATATTTTAACATTACCGTTATGAAATATTTCTAAAATATTATCGGCAATTTCAATAAGCTCTTTGTCATTGGCATTATCATCAGTCTTATCTTCTTCAAATAAATAGTCATCGAATTTTTCGTTATCGGTGTTTACATTGTTATTAAGCGTATAATTATCACTTATAGATGTTTTTTCATTATTATTTAGTTTACTTGATATTGAATTTAATATTTTTTTATGTATTAAAATAATCTCTATATCTATTTGGTTAATTTTAAAACATATTGGGTTATTTAATATATTTTTAATTTTTGATAATATATTGATAGATAATTGTAATTTTGTTTTTAAGTCTAATTGAAAGTTATATATATTAATATGACCTCCAATTATTTGATAATCCGGAAATAACGAGTCTAAAAAAAAATTATATAAATGTATTGATTCAACGTCAATTTGAGTATCGTCAATTTTTATATTATTTGATCTAACTTTTCTTTCTCTTATTTTACGAATTGTATGATTTATTATCCCAGAAATTATATTTTTACTTATTTCATCTATCATTCATTATAATTAAATATCAAATTAATTTTAAAATTGAATTAAACTAGATTATTAGTTTATAATAATTTGTTTATAATTGAAAATAATACATTAACAAAGTATTTAAATATGTTTTCATTGAATACGAAAAACAACAACCATTTTGGAAATTCTAAATATCAACAACATATTGTTGACAATGATATTGTTAAAAAAGATAACAACACATTCAGTCTTAAATTGAGATCAGAATTGTGGAAAAAATATTATAAAAAAAACACAACTGGTAATTGCAGTTATTGCTACGCTTGATGTAAAATTAAAATTTCAAATGATATCATGAAGTATTTGAAAATTTATAGGTCGGTTAATAAATTATCATATCCTATTGTTCAGTTTTATTCAACGGAAAAATTGAGTGAAAATCCTAATACAGAGGAAATTATGGAACTAGTAAAGCCAGTGTGTTATATCTGTTCTTCTAATGTAGTTGATAATATTCTGACTACATCTCCTATGGATTTGAATGATAACACATATTGGGATACTTTTTACCAAAACCAAATAAAAGCGGATTCTTCTATTGCTAATGGAAATATTGTTGTAGAATATAATTATGTAAATTAATTATAATTTTTAGGTAATATATAAAAATTAATTATAATTTTTGGGTAATATATAAAAATTTAAAATGGTTGAATTTTTTTTAAGAAAAGAAAGAGAAAGCGGATTTTTCTTCATTTAATAATTGTTTGGTATTTTTAGATTCGGATTCTTCTTCTAAATCAATATCTGTTAATTCACCTTCCAAATCACTCATATTTTCTAAATCTAGCTCAATATCATCTAATTCACTAATTTTAAAATCAGATTCATTAGATATATTGCTATCCATTGACAAAACTGAATCGCTTCTTGATCTAGTTTGTCCTTGATTAGTTTGTTCTTGAGTATTTTCTATAATTTCTCTTAGTTGTGTACTTGTATCAAAATTATCACCACCTTCCTGCATTGTAGTAGTGTCGGATGGTGTAGTTGATGATTCTACCATTTGAGTTGTATTAACAACTTTTTCGTATTCAGGAGGTTCAACATTAGGAGTAGTTTGTGGTGTTAATTCTTCTACTTTCATTTCTAATTTATTATCCGCTGTAGTTTCCGTTGTAGTTTCCGCTGTATTTTCTGTTGTAGTTTCCGCTGTATTTTCTGTTGTAGTTTCCGTATTATTTAATGCTTCTTCCTTTACTTCTTCGTTGGTTTCTTCCTTTACGTCTTCATTAGTTCCTTCTTTTACTTCTGCATTAGTGTCTTCTTTTACTTCTGTATTGGTTTCTTCTTTTACTTCTGCATTGGTTCCTTCTTTTACTTCTGCATTAGTGTCTTCTTTTACTTCTGCATTGGTTTCTTCTTTTACTTCTTCTATAACCTCATCTATAACTTCCGCTTTACTTTTAATGTCAGCATTCTCATTTTTAGGGGGTGTTAGTGTCTTTAATTCTTGTCTTATAAATTCTCTAATAATACCTTCATCTTCAATACTAATGGTCCCTTCACTATTTTCCAATTCCTTCTTGACTAGACGTTTAAGATTATTTTTTTGTTTTTTAGTAATAGATTGCTTAATATCATCCTCTTCTTCAGGTTCACTTTGATAACTATCACCAAGATATTCCTTAAGAATATGTCTAACTGGGAGCTGTTGTCTAATAGTTTCAGTTACAGCATCTGAGATAATACCCTCTGCATCTCTCATATTACGTTGATATTCAAATTGACCTACTCTTTCACTAAATAAATATGGATTTTTCCAAAATTGTCTTGCTGATTCAATATAACATAAATGCATAAAATGGGATGGTTTAGGGATTTTTAAATTGATTTTTTTATTCTTTCTTCCTTGATGAACAATAGTTAATACTTTTGTATGACTTACAAAAACTGCTGTAATTAAATCTTCGATCCAATCACATTGACTAGAATCAACAATCCTATTATATTCTTTATTAATTAAATCCTGAGACCATTTAGGGATTCTGCTTAACATTTCTTGAAAAGACATCAATACATTATTAGGATTATTATCTTGTTCACACATTTCTTTAGATTCTTCATAAAGACTCTTGATACCTTGATATATACAAGGACGAAGAATATTAACTAATTGTTTAGTATATTCCGCTTTGGCATCTACTAAAACAGCAACATTACCTTCTTCCATTTTTGGAATATTGAGAGAATTTAAAAATGTATTAAAACCGCATTAAAGTAATTAATAAAAAAAATTAAATAAATTAAGCTCTAGCGGGGAAACCAACAAGGTTGGCACCGAGACCGAAACCGGCACCTTGGCGGGCACCAGCAGCGATAGCAGAGTTGGGGGCATACATATCAAGGACAGCAAAAGTGGCAGCAGCAACTAAAGCAAGACCAAGAACGTCTTCCATTTTCAATGATTTTTGGGGAAGAACAAGGGCGGCGAAAGCAACCATTAAACCTTCCAATACGTATTTGACTACACGTTTGCATAATTCACGAACATCAACATTGACAGCCATATCTTTTTATATAATATAAATATATTTTTTTTCAAATAAAATACAAAAAAAAACAAAATTATTCGTAAAGAATTATTTTAAAATGTTAGATAAGAAATATCTGGTATTAAATAATTTACATTTTCCGAAATATTATTATTTTGTTCTAAATCTTCAATTGTAGTATGACCTGATAAAACTAGACATTTATCAGCTCCTATATTATCAGCAAATCTTATATCAGTATCAATATTATCACCAACTACCAAAATTGGAGATTTATTTGTTTCTTCTGATTTATCTTGGTTATCTTGGACATCTACTATATCATATTTATTTTTAATTTTTTGAATATATTTACTACAATATGGTTTTCCTAGGATATTCATATCATTATATTTAAATTTTTCTGACTCTTTTTTTCCAATTACTTCTATTTCTGGTAGTAAATCCATTGGGGAATAATAGACAAAATCTGTATTGGATTCTTTTTTAGTATCTGGATGAGAGACAATAATAGATGCATTTGGATTACATATAAACCATCTAGCAGCCCTATTTTTGTATTCAATAATATCTTCATCATTTTTTATTGTTCCTACTATAATGTGGTCAATATCACTAGGTATAATATTATCTTTAATCCAATAAAATCTTGAATTACTAAATTTGCTGTTAATATTATTCTTAATGTAAATATATAAATCGATATCACTTATAACACCAAATTTAACATTAGGTTGTAATTTAGAATGTTTTTTTTTGGAACTTGGTAGAATTGATTTATTTAATATATTGGATATTTCAAATAAAACTAAACCTGAAGATGAAATCATTTCTATTTTATGGTCTATTAAAAATCCCATATTTCTTAATTCTTTTTTCATTTTATTTGAACTTTTGCGACAATTATTAGTT